TATTACTGCTGCTGTAGCAAATGTTCATTTATATGCTAGAGCAACAACCACAGTAAATGCTGATGTGACTGCTGGAAGATTTACAGTTGAATTAGAATATTCTGTTTATTAATAGGAGAAACTAATGGCTGATGCAGTAGCAAGTCAAACTATCGTAGATGATAATAGACGAGCAGTAATAAAACTTACTAACATTAGTGACGGTACAGGTGAAAGTGCTGTCACTAAAGTTGATGTTAGTGGTTTAGCAACAAATGAAGGTCGTACCTGTACAGGTGTCACTATAGAAAAAATATGGTGGCAGTGTGTTGGTATGAAAGTAAATATTTTGTTTGATGCTTCAACTGACGTTCTTGCCATACAGTTAGGCGAAAATCAATCTGGTGATCATGACTATAGTGCGTTTGGTGGCTTGCCAAACAATGCAGGTAGTGGAGTAACAGGTGATATTAAGTTTACAACTGTAGGTCATGCAAATGGTGACACTTACACCATAATACTTAGTTTGATTAAAGAATATTAATATTGAAGTTGGTGCAAAAGATGTCCAACGAACAAAGACTAGAAGTGGCTTTAGCAAGATTAGAAGAAAGAGTTGAGGCCCTTCAAGATGACATGAAGGAAATGAAATCCGATATGTCTGAATTAAGAGCTACAGCAAACCGTTGGAAAGGTGCATTTTGGGTTATGATGGGTCTTGGCGGTGCTGTGGGTGTAATAGCTAATTTCGCAACAGGGTGGTTGAAATGATGAAAAAAAAGAAAGGCTATCGTAACGGTGGCAAAATTAAAGGCATGATGAATGGCGGAAGAATGAAAGCCAAAGGCATGAAAAACGGTGGCAAGATGAAAGCCAAAGGCATGAAAAATGGCGGAAAGATGAAGTCAAAGATGATGCGTAGAGGTGGAGCAAAGCCAAAAATGACTTTAGCACAGTTAAGAGCAGCAGCAAACAAAATGGGGATGAAGTTAGTTAAAAAAGCTTAGTGGCTTATTTACATAGTAACATCCCTCACTTTAAGTGTTGGGTAAGGCGTGAGTTTACTTGTAACCATCTAAGGTATCAGGGGGAGTTTTTACACGCTATGGCTATAGGTGTAACGACAATGCCTAATAGATGCTTGAGCTTTCAAGTAATATTCACAGGTTGTGAGACTGACGATACAAAAGATCCAAATGTTCATGGTGGAGCAATGTGGGCTAGAATGCCTATTACTGGCATGATGGCAGATATTCCTGTAGAGGAGTGGCCAGATCAAATGGATACACATAACGTACAGCCTTGGGATTGTTCATCTCATCATCACGCAGTCTACGTCATGGACAGAGCAACACCTTGTCCGTGGTTAGCTAAAATAGATGGTGAGTTTTATCCTGCTAAATATCTATTTACAGTTGATTATACTGAAAGTGAGATAGCAGATGACCCTGCTCAACACAAACAAAGTCATGTTTTATATTTATTAGATGCAGGTAATTGGACTGGTAATTTAGTTGCTTTACCAAACAATCGTGTCAGGGTTACACATCCTGCATGGTTTCAAACTGGAGAAGGCCCGCCAGACTTTTTACCATCACAACACATTCATTATTCAAAGTCTGACTTAGATTATACTTTGGATACAAATCAAATATTTAACAATCTATATAGTGAGGATTAAATGACAAAAAGAAAAACAGGTGGCCCAAAAGGATATACACCAAAGTTTGAAAGAGGAATTTTTAATACCACAAAGTCAGTTGATGTTCCTACACCAAGACCTTCAATTCCAGAAACTCCTAAATCTAAACCTTTTACTAATCCTATTAAGACAGCGATAAATAAAATACCTAGTAAATTAGAAAAGACTGCAAAAAATATTGGAACATTTATTGGGGGATTAGATAAAACCAAAAATATGAAAAAAGCTGAAACGCCTGACAAGTTTAAAAAGAAAATAGCTATGATCAAAATGGGAAACGTGCTTAAAAATGTTACTGGCAAAAAAAATGGTGGCAAACCTATACCTGAAGGTTCAGAGGGTGCAGGTCTAAGAGCATTAAAAGCGAAAGCACCAGAAGTTGTTTCAGAGATGGGCTACAAGAAAAAAGGCGGAATTGTAGAAGGCATCAATAATATCAAAGGCATGAAGAATGGTGGTGTATGCAGGGGTATGGGTGCAGCCACAAAAGGTGGTAGTTTTAATGTATCGTGATTTGGGTATTGTATGTGTTCCTTATGGGTACAGAGGTAGAAGAACTTGTCTATTTCGATAGCTTGGATTCGTGCCTTGAGTATGCAGAAAAAGTCAGAAAACAAGACTTGCATCAAAGACAAGCAGGCGACAAGTTATATATCAAAACTTTTTGCATTCCTAAAAAAACAGATTAAAAAATCAGAAGACAAAGTTCCGAAATACTTAAAGGGAAAATAATGGCTATATCAAGATCTAATATTCCTAAGTCTGTGACTTACGGAGATAAGAAAAAAAGAAAGAAAAGGAAAAAGAAGTAATGGGATTTGCGTGTGGAACAATAAACGATGGCATGGGTATGGGGCAAGATACTTCTGGCATTAGAAGTTTATTGAGACCCTTAGAGCAAAGACTTAGAAGCAACAATCAAGAAGAGGTTAATGCTTTCTTGGATGAGATTGATAAAATGGCTAATGACAGATTTGGTGATGCTATTAAAAAGAATACAGAAATATACAATACTCAGCGTGACGAATTTTTTAAAGGTCTTCAGGAGAGAATAAGACCTTTCATGGGAACACCAAACGAAAGTAATACTGGTGGTATTCAGTTTGCTGATATGGGAAAAACTTTAGGGCCAAGTTCGTTATACGGTAATTACCATGCATCAAAAGCTATTTTAGAATAATTCTAAACTAGGGGGAAAAATGATAGATCCAATTACTTTGTCTGCGGCTGTTAGTGGAGCTACGGCTGCTTACAACGGAATTAAAAAAGCTATAACAATGGGCAGAGAAATAGAAGATTTGTCGAGTCAGTTGTCTACATGGATGTCAGCAGTAAGTGATGTAGATAACATTCATAAGAATGCTAACAATCCTTCAACCATTGATAAACTATTTAACGGTTCGATTGAAAGTGTAGCTATTGAAAGTTTTGCAAGCAAAAAGAAACTTGCAAAGCAAAGAGAAGAGCTAAAAAACTTTTTAATAGGTCACTACGGCTTAAAAGCGTGGGATGACCTTATTGCAGAAGAAGGGCGTATTAGAAAGGCTAGAAGGCAAGCCGTGTATGAGCGTGAAGAACGCAACAGAATGATTAGAGACTACACCATCATAGGTATAGCATCCTTAATAGGGTGCGTTGCAGTGGGGTGCGTGGCATGGATCATAAGCGGTTCTTTCTAAAGATACTCATCATTATTTGCTTTGCAATATTGTTTGCTTTTGTTGCTCAAGCAAGAGTTGCAGAGGATGACTCAACCTCAAAGAAGATGACAACTTGTCGTCTTGCTAGTCAACTTCTTCAAGGCAATACAAGAGTATGTGTGTTTGTAGGGGCTAATCATACACAGTATCAGGAGTATGTTCCATACGATGCTGGTGAATGTCCAAAAGAATATCAATGTCCATACAGACCGAATGAAAAACCATTTATTTTAAAAAACGTAATTAAAAGCATTAAGGATCAATTTAGATAATGATTAAAAAAATCAGAGATATGTTTAGGTACACTTTTGACTGGATTGATTACTCTGATTTATACAAAAGGTTTTAGAATGGCTACAAGTAATACAACTACATTTAATTTAGATATTGACGAAATTATTGAAGAAGCTCATGAAAGAGCAGGATTAGGAAGATCATATAGTGGTGGTGATTATAGGACTGCTAGAAGATCCTTAAATCTATTAGCTCAAGAATTTTCCAATAGAGGTGTTAATCTTTGGACTGTACAAGAAGCTACTCAAGCACTCAGTCAAGATACCTCGTCATACACACTACCATCTGATACTGTTGCTATACTAGATCATGTCATAAGAACTGGTACAGGCACAAGTCAATCAGATATAACTATCAATAGAATAAGTGTTGGCGAGTACGCATCAATCACATCCAAAAATACAACTGGTAGACCTACCAAAATTTACATTGAAAGATTAAGAGATGCCCCTGTAATTAACTTATGGCCTGTGCCAAACAACAATACTTATACTTTGGTGTATTATAAAATCAGGCGTATTCATGATTCTGCTAACGGTGGTGAATATCAATACGATGCTCCAACAAGATTTTTGCCTGCTATTATATCAGGACTGTCATACCAGTTAGCACTTAAAAACCCAAATGTAGTTGAAAGAGTTCAGTTGTTAAAAGGTTTGTACGAAGAAGATTTTCAACGTGCAGCAGAAGAAGACAGAGATAGATCTGATTTTAAAATTGTACCAGTAGTGTCATAGGAGATTAAATGAGTTTTGCATCAGGAAAAAATTCGTATGGAATATGTGACCGAACTGGTCTTAGATATAAATACAAAGATCTCGTATTTGAATACACCAACGGAACTAAAAACGGATTGAAAGTTGGCAGAGATGTGGTTGATAAAGATCATCCTCAAAACAAACTTGGTAAAGTAAGAGTACATGATCCACAATCATTAAGAGATGCAAGACCAGATGTAGCTGAAACAGCTACTACAAACACAACATTTGACAATCGGTTTCCTCATACGGCAGGTACTAGATCATGACTACTTATGCAGAATTAGTACAAAACATTAAAGATTTTATGGAAGATGACGGCACAGAATTTTCCAATGAAATTGATAAGTTTATAGATTTAGCTGAATTAAGAATATCAAGAGATGTAATTACACCTGAGTTTAAAAGAAAAGTAACATCAGCGTTTACAGCTAATGATCCATTTTTAACAATGCCAACTGATTTAGTTACATTGGAACATTTACAAGTTATCAATTCTAATGTCAGAACTTTGCTTCTGTTAAAATCGGATGAGTTTATAACAGAATACTGGCCTAATAGAACATCGACTGGCGTTCCTAAATATTATACTTATTTTGATACCTCTACCATTTATGTTGCTCCAACACCGTCAAGCAACCTATCATTAGAGTTATCATATAAAAGAAGACTGCCAGCGTTAAGCAGTTCTAATACTTCTAACTGGACAAGCATCAATGCAGCTGACGCTTTGTTATATGCGTGTTTGATAGAAGCGTCAGTATTTAATCGAAACTATAATTTACAAGACAGATACACAGCCATGTATCAACAGGCAGTAAAAGCCATCAATAACGAACAGTCTAACAAACTTTCTAGCGATAACTTTTACATGAAAACGGAGGGCTAAATGGCTACAACTAATGCAGCAACAACCTATTTAGAACACAGGATACTTAATTTTATATTTAATAATAATGCACAAGTATCTAGTGCTAATTTTGGTAGTGGCAACGCTAACGGATTGGGAAGTAATATATACGTTGGATTGGCTACTGCCGTTTCAAATTTTTCTGATAGCACAGGTGAGTCAGCAGATTCTGTAACTGTAACAGAAGCAACATTTGGTGGATACTTGAGAAAACAAGTAACTTCATGGACATTGGCATCAGCAACAGCAAATCAACAAACTGCAAAAAATACAGGTGCGATCGATTTTGATGCTAAGACAGATAGTGGAACGCAAACAATAACTCATGTGTTTATTAATGATAGTTCTGATTCTAGTGGTACTAATAACTTTCTGTTTATTGGAGCGTTAGATGCAAGCAAGACATTGGCAGAGGGCGACATATTTAGAATAAACGCAACAAATTTGAGTATTGAGTTGAAGTAATGGCTTTAGTAATAAAAGACAGAGTTAAAGAAACCACTGACACCACTGGTGCTTCTGACGATTATGATCTACTTGGTGCAGTAAGTGGGTTTAAAGCTTTTAGTGCTGATATGAGTGGGAATGATACCACTTATTATGTTTGTACAGATAATACTAGTTTTGAAATTGGTATAGGCACATATAATTCATCAACAGATAAATTAGCAAGAACAACTTTATTAGCAAGTTCAACTGGTAGTGCAATAAATTGGTCATCAGGAACAAGAAGTATCTTTATGACTTACCCTGCTGATAAAGCAGTATTTAAAGATGCAAGTAATAATATTAACGGCACATTTGCAGGTAATATCACTGGTAATGTTACAGGAAATGTAAGTGGTACTTCAGGCTCAACAACAGGAAATGCTGCAACAGCCACAGCTTTGGAAACAGCTAGAACAATAGGTGGTGTATCTTTTGATGGTACAGGAAATATTAATTTACCGGGTGTCAACACATCAGGCAATCAAGACACTTCTGGCAACGCTGCGACAGCCACTGCTTTAGAAACAGGCAGAACAATAAACGGCACAAGTTTTGATGGAACAGGAAATATAACTGTAACTGCTGCGGCAGGAACACTAACTGGTAGTACACTTAACTCAACTGTAACAGCATCTAGTTTAACTAGTCTTGGAACGCTTACCAGTAATTTAAACTTGGGTGGTCAAGATATTGTAACTACAGCATCTAATCAAGACATTGATCTTGCAGCACATGGAACTGGTAAAGTTGTAATTAAAGGGAATACTAATCAGGGTGCAATAAAATTAAATTGTGAAGCAAACTCACATGGACAAACCATTATAGCTGCACCACATTCAGAAACTGCTAATAATACTTTAACACTGCCAAGCACTGGTGGTGATGCTCGTTTAGTTACGACATCTTCAACCGCAACATTTACTAATAAAACATTTGATGTTGAAGGCACTGGCAATTCAATTTCAAATATTGACGTAGCTGATTTAAAATCTGGAGTATTGGATACCGATATATCAAGTGTCTCTGGAAGTGACGATACATTAGCATCAGCTAAAGCAATTAAAACTTATGTTGATGCTCAAGTTACTGCACAAGATTTAGATATTCAAGGTGACTCAGGTGGTGCTTTATCTATTGACTTAGATAGTGAGACATTAACAATTGCAGGTGGAACTGGAATAGATACATCAGGATCGAGCAACACAATAACTATTGCAGGTGAAGATGCTACCACATCTAACAAAGGTATAGCATCATTTAGTGATACATTCTTTTCTGTATCAAGTGGTGCTGTAAGTTTAGATGCAGCACAAACAGGTATTACATCACTTACTAATGCAAGTTTAGTAATAGGTCGTGATGCTGACAATGACATAGACTTTGGTCATGCAGACAATGAAATTAGATTTAGAGCAGGTGGTCAAGATCAATTAAGAATTTTAGATGGTTCTATACGCCCTGTTACAAATAACGATGTAGATTTAGGCTCTTCTTCTAAAAAATTTAAAAACGCACATTTTGACGGAACAGTAAATTCTGATGCTTTCGCTGGCCCTTTAACAGGTGACGTAACAGGGAACGTAACAGGTAATGTCAGTGGCACAGCAGCAACTGTAACAGGTGCAGCACAGTCTAATATTACATCATTAGGAACTCTTACTACACTTACAGTTGATAAT